CCAGTGTTTAACTGGCTTAACGCATACTTTTCTAAATCAGAAGTTTGTTGACCAGTTTGTCTAGCCAAATCTGTAGCAGCCTGAACCTCACCAGTGCCAGCACCTTGAGAACGCAAAGCGGCTAACAAAGGAGTATCGGCAACACTATAAGTACTAATAGGTACACCCTCATATGCTGTGCTACCTTTAAAGTTTTTGTTGTACTGCTCTTGAGCAGTACCAACTTGTTTTTCAGCCAAGTCAAAAGCGGCACTAGCATTTTTTAGAACCTCAGCAAGTTGGTCTTTAGTAGCCTGTTGTTGTGGGTCATACAACTCTGCAACACGCTTTAACATATCTGTTTTGCGAGTTTTAGCCTGCTCACGCAAATATGTTTCGCCTGCTTTACCACCAGCAATTTTGTTTAATCTATCTGTTTCTTCTTTTGCCAACTTTGCAGCGTCTTGAGATTTTTCATATTTGAATTTGTCTCTAGCCAAAATGTCTGATGCACTTGGACCAGATTTAGTTCCAGAAGCAGTTTTGTTTGCAAGGTCTAAACGCTTTTGAGCATTTTCAATTTGTGTAGTTCTAGATGTCCACCAACCAGCAGGAGGGTCCTCATCGGTTGGGCTTGCTGCTTTGTATTCGGCAGCCTCATCAAAAACTGTTTGCCACATAGAGTCAATAATATCTTGACCAGTCATCGGCACTTCAGGTGCCGCAGGAGCAGTAGGTGTTGCTGGACTAGGATACATTCCAGTTACAGGACTAGGAGGACCAGCAGCGGGACGGCGAGGAGTAGGAGGCACAGGAGTACTTGTTTGTGTCTTGTTAGTAACTCCTGGCATACCCTTGGGAATTGAAGTACTTCTCTTATCAACAACTCCTGGCAGACCCTTAGCACCAGAATCACTTTTAGCAGGAACCATCTCAAACTTGCCTGTAGTTGAATTATATTTAAAACCAGCCATAATAACTCCTAGTAAGCCGAATACTGCTTCAAAGCAGTAGCCGCATCAATAACATTCTGTTTCTTTTGTAACGCTAACTGTGCCAAGTAATCATCCAACTCAGCCTGAGCATTAGCCTCCTGCGCTGCAACCAAATTAGCCTCATCTTGCAACTGCTGTGTACCCTCACCTATTTGTGTTTGCATATCGGCAGCATACCTAGATAAACCTGCACGCTGAATACCAGACTTAACATTAGCCCCAGCCAAACCACGCTGACCATAAGAAGCCATCTTGGGACGAAAACCCTCAGTGAGTTGCTGAGTCAACTTAGACAGTGACCTTTGTCCACGCATCTGCCCTAAAGAGGCAGCCTGACGGTTAGCAATACTGGAAGCCGCACGCCTTTTGCGTGCTGTAGCCTCAGCCATACCATAATCACCGTAATATGCGTCTGTCATACTCATCACTATTACCTGTTTTGTTCCTTCATCATAGACTTCAAATCTTCTATTTCCTTAGCCATCTTACCTAACTCGTTTTGCAAAGACCTAAAAATGCTTTGCAAAGTATCCTTATCGGTACCGCTTAGCACGGACAGAAAGGGTGGTTGCCACATATTAACCGAAAATCTGTCCACCAAGAACAATATCGTTATTGTCCCCGCTAGTTGTTAAAGCAGTTACGGCAGCAGCAGCCAGTTTGCTGTACACAATGGCACCGTCATCAATGTTGGTTCCAGCGGCTAATGCTTCAGCAAAAACTTTAACAGCGTTAAAGTTTGCCACGACTTCTGTTGCAACAGCAGGAGTGCCGTTCGTAAATGTATTTGGTATGCTTAATGTAGCCATCTTAGCCCTTTACTCGTCTTGAATTATATTTATATCCGATACTATTAATACCCCATTTTTGGCTGCTAGGACCAATAAACTCTAGTTGTACTGTCCTTGCTAATCCTAAGTTTCTTCCAGTTTTCACAATAGAACTAATAGCACCACTAGACCAATTTTCGCCCCATAAACCAGAACCCCAAATCAACGAAGTTGTTGGGGGTGTTTGTGTAATGGTAAAACTTTTTCTTTCGTTGTTATCACCTTCAGTGAAGTCGTGATATACTTTAACTGTAATGTTTTGTGTAACATCAGATTCTTTAACAACAAAGTCTGGTCGGCGAAACATTTTCTTTTGCATATAAGAACCACCATCAAACCAACGAGTCTTATAATATGATGTAAACGCTGTAGCAGTTCCAGAAATGTTATCTGTTTCCTCAGAGTACAAATCAACTTTCATAACATATGCTTGTGTCGGATGACACATTAAACGGTAATCGTTATTAGATGAATCAGTCCAATCGCAACCACCAACCAAACCGTAACCATCAGATGTTTGAAACTGTGTGAATACACCTTCACGAATACTTGGGTCTAAAACAAAATTGACACTAGGATAAGCAACACTGGTTTCAACAGAGTAAGGTACAGAAACCCAAACACGCCTACCAACCCAAGAAACGCTAATGGATTCATGTTCCGCAGGGTTAATATGATTTAAGTCAATAGCGGTACGCAAGTTGCTAAACATGTCTTGAATAGCGGAACCGTTATAGTAAAACAAACCTTGGTTATGGCTAAAGAAATATACACCATCTTCAGACTGTGCTATAGAGTGATGGCTTAGACATCCAAGACGGGTTGTTAATTCTACAACTTGAAAAGTTGCGGAATCATAACCCAAAATAGTGTAAACAGCATTAGGTTTAAACACAACTAACTGTCCACCAACAACAGCCATACCAGTAATACCGTTGCCACCACCGTTTAATTCAAAATAGTCGTCCTCATCCCAGTTCTCAGGAGAGTTTTCCAAAGACCAATAAATACGATTAGGGTAATCAACGGTAGCAATGTCAACATTTGCAGCCCACATTTTGTTTGCATGAACAATCAAATGTTCTGCCGTAGGCATTTTACGCTGTGTAGCATCAGGTGTTGTTTGCCAGTCATGCGGATTAGTACCAGAGGCTGTCAACGCTGTAGCATAAGTGTCAGTTGTTTTCCACACATATCCACCACTACCAGCAATACCAGTAGAAATATACATGCTATTGCCCCACTGCGCCATGCACACACCATGAGGGCTAGCGGAAACAATATCGTTACCAGAAGAATACTGTAAAGTGGTAAAGTTGCCCCCAGTAGAACGAAACACTTTAGTACTATTGGCTAACATTACTGTTGAGGTTGCACCACTAAAATTATACAATTTTTGTGGTGACCAAGTACCAGCAACAGCAGTAGTATTTAAGCGTTGTTGACCGCCACGACTAAACACTCCGCCTCGTGGGTCAATTTCAACATTTAACATGTCAGGAGATTCGTAACTAGCCAACTGAAACTGGTCGGCACGGAAGTTTAAACCACCAGTGAAATCCGATACTTCACTAATTTGTATCTGGGTCATTACTGATTAACTTTAAGATTTTTAGCCATAGTCTGCAAGTAACCGTTGAAAGTTGGACGACCAGAAGTTTGCCCAGCGTTCAAACGCAAGTTAGCATGGCTAGTAGGTTTACTAAGATTTGCTGAAGCCAAAGTTACACCCTCATCAAATGAACGCTTATATTCTCCAGCCATCAAAGTATCTTCAAGACGCTGATACACACGACTGCAAGCATAATACACTAAAGGGAAATGCAAGTTTGCACTTGCATCAACATTACCTTCAGAAGTAATCCAATCAATAGGTTCACGATAAGCACGGACAACAAGAGTACGCACATTGTTCGGTTTAGGGAACAAATGGATTTTGCCTTCCCAAATAGAATAAAACAACGGGTCACCACTAGTGTCATACGAACCAATATATGTTTGCTCAGCCATATCGTGACTAACCATATCTAAACGGAACCCAATGTTATTGTTGTCCACAATAGAAACAATCTGACTAATAGGGTCGGCAGTGAAACCTGATATAGTGTATGGTCGTTGTTCGGCTACGGTATCAAAGGTAAAACTTTTTTCTAGAAAAGTCCAACGCTTTTCAAGGTCTAAAATACGGTAGTAGCCGTCACGCAAATAAACATTTAACAAAGAATCTGGCAAATCCTCGGCATCAAGGTCAGTGATATTACGGACAGTATCCCGTAACGCTGTAGCAGTCATTTGAACATAAGCCATTAAATACCATCCTCAATTTTGGTGGCAACCTCAGCCAACGCTTTAGCCTGCTTTAAATGACCTGCACAGAACAGTTGTCCACGCACCTTGTTGGCACCACAAGAATCATCGTTACCAGTACATTTGTCACCCCGACCAATATAAGGTCCACTAGGGGCAGCAATACGGGCATTGGCAACCGCTGACAAGCGGTAGCCATCCACAGGTTTACCGTAAAGGGTATGGGCGTGAACAGTGTTATTACTCATCATATAAGCCTGTAGGTTCCCTACGGCTTAGGTAAACGGTTAAGTATATCTATGTAAGCCTTAGTTGAACCAGTCTTAGCAGCAGTCTTAGTAGTTTTGGCAGCCTTGCTTATAGGTCCCATACCGTAAGTGGCAGCCAACCATGCGAGGTCGGCTGGTTTACCTTTACCAGATATAATGTTTTGTATTTCGGGCAAAGCAGCCATACTACCCAAACCAGAATTATTGATAGCACCAGCATAGTCACCTTGTTTGAAACGGTCCCGTGCTTCTTGTCCCACAGTCCAAGAATCAGCAGTAGCCTTGAGACTGCCAATAGGGTCAGATTTCAGCATGTTAACATCTTGTTTCAACATGCCACCCAAACCAGAAAGAATACCCCACAACTTTGCACTACCCTTATCCAACATACCCATCTTAGGTTGTGGCTTCTGGCTGGCTTTGTAATTAGTCATTTGGTCAGTGGACAAATCTTTAGCATAGTTTTGCAAAGCCTTCATACCACTATCTTCACCATATGTAGCCAACCCGCTAGGCAAAATCTGTTGAATACTCCAAGGGTCAACAGGCTTAGGGGGTGCTGTTTGTGGCTTAGATTTCTTGAATCGTGCAGCCATAACTACTTCTTTGTCGGTGGGTTGCCGTAACGCTGAACAGGTTTACTGGACTTAGGTCTTACTGTTTCCTTCTTCAATTTTGCTAGACGAGCATCTTTCTGCTGGTCAGTCAAAACTTTACGGGTACGAGTCTTATTTGCCATTGCAGCATTTTTATCTTGTGCAGCACGCAAACGCATAGACGACTCTGTTTCCTTAACAGGTTTATACGCTTTCTTTCTAGGACCACTAGAAGAACCCATTTTGGAATCAGCCTTTTTGATTAGCCGTTCCTGTTGTTTACGCTGTTCCAAGTTAGCCAAACGGCGTTGCGTAGCCTTTTCGTTAGCAGTCATATAATCTGGTTTCTTACCCTCAAGACGCTTACCACGCTTCTCAAAAGCCATAGCCTTACGGGCACCAGTATCAACCAACTCTTTACGGTTCATGGTACCATACTTTTCCATGAGATACTTTAAGTTACTTTTGGCACGAGTATTAGTCCGAGAAGCACTCTTCAAAGAATCTTTGGTAATGGCAGCAATGTCAGAAACAGAAAGGTCATACCCTTCTTTTTTGGCGTAATCTTTTACTTTAGTGATTTGCTTTGTCAACGAATCTCTTCGTCCTTGCGAACCTTTAGTTAGAATACGGTCTGTTGCATCAATGACTTTGTTAAACTTTTCTGTTTCTTGACCAAAGTATGATTTAGCCTTGTCAAGTTTCATTGAACCGCCACCCCAGCGTTCATTAACTTCAACCATTTTTTTGTTAATATATTTTGTGCGACTAGCATCCTTGCGAGCCGCCTTTTCGGCGGGTCGTTCAGCAGCAAGTTTAGCATCATATTTAGCACGGTCAGCAGCAGACTTAGCCCTATTGGCAGCAGACCTTTCAGCCTTAGTCATTGCTTTAGCGGGGACAGAAGCAGCCTTACGCCCAACACTCTTAGTTGTTTTAGCAGTAGCCTTAGGTGCGTTAGCACTAAGGCGTTCTAATACCTTGCGAACAATGTCATCGTAAGGACCCTTAGCCATTATTAGCCTTGCTTTTTGCGCAACATTTGACGCTTGCGCATGTCATCTAATGCTTGTTGTTGTCTTGCTTTTGCTTGCACTGCTGTTGAACCCATGATTCCCATAGCGACTTGTTTTGCTGGTTTTACTTGCGCTGGTTTTGGCATCTTTGAACCATCACCAATACGCTTAGGACGCTTTGGTGGTGTTGGAGCAGTTTGACTTGGATAAGGCTTCTTAGGCATTACTTGCCCTCTTTCTTTTTCTTGTTGTACTTTTCACGCCCAGCCATACGGCGGGCTTCCATTTCATCTTGACGCTTAGCCCAAGCAGCCTGATTTTGTGAACGAGTTTCAGCCTTGCGTGCCTTAGCAGCAGCACTACTATCAGCCAAATACTTTTCACGACCAGCCCAATGTGCAGCCACATTCTTTTCACGCTTCTGCATACGAGTCAACTTACTTGCAGCGGCACCACTAGGCTTCTTAGGCTTAGGTGACGGCTTAGGGGCTGCTACACCACTCTTAGGTGGCTTAGGTGGCTTACGACCTGCACCACCAGTAGCGGTCTTTGCTGTAATCTTTGGTGCTTTACGACCAACAGATTTGGTTACAGAACCCATAGCGGCACGAACTTGTTGTTGTCCAACAGACATTCCCGAAGCAGCAAGTGCATCGGTGATGGCTTTCATCAAAGCATTTTCGTCAATAGGCAACTTTGCCACTAGTACATTGCTTTCTTAGACATCTTAGATGACTTAGCACCCTTAGACTTTTTGCCCTTAGGATAGTTAGAGGTCTTTATCCCCGCCTTAGGTTTGGCATCGGCATGGCTGGACAGAATCTTATATTTGACTGGCATAATACTCCTAAATACAGAAATGGTGGGAGATTGCTCTCCCACCATTATCGGTTTGTTCCCTAAATGTGTGGGAATTAATTACTTAACTGCGCCGCCAGAGTTCTTGCGGTACAATTGTGCCGTTGATGTTGAAGTTACAACAGCAAGGAATGTTGCTGAAGTACCATCAAACACAACCATGTTTCCACCGTTGGTAATCGTCCAACCAGTAGCCGTAGTTACCGTGTATTGGTATGCTGACGCAAGGTTCACGATTGTGAACTCAAACGAAGTTCCAACTTCTTCGTCTGTCAAAGCAGCCAGCACAAGTGCGGCTGTTGGCAGGGTGAAAGTTGTATCTACCGTTGGTGTACCAACAAACAACTTGCTGGTAAGCAATTCTGCTGCGGTTGGTGTTGCTGCGTCAGTAATGGCTACTGCTGTAACCTTTTCTGCTGCTGTAATATAATTAGCAAGACGGGTGCGGTCAATTGCACCATCAGTGTTTGATTTTAGTGGCATTTTTTATCCTTAAGTTTAGTTTTGTTTTTGTTGTTGTTATTATAATAATGGGGGCTTGCGCCCCCACTATAGGATTCTTTGACTAAGCAGTCTTAGCAGTCAACTTGCCTTGCTTTGCAGCATTGCGACAAGTAAGGTTACCGTAACACATGATGAGTGCGTAACGAGCATCCAAGTCCTCTGGACGAACAAACTGTGTTTGTGCGAACCACTTGGACGAGTGACCAACCAAAGTCAGGTACTTGCTGTTCAAGAAGTACACTACACCAGCGGTGCAATGCTCATCGTAAACAACTGGAGCAGCCTTGAACAACAGGTTTTGGAAACCAGCATCTGCTGTCTTGGTGTCCGTGTAACGGAGGTTTGGTT